TGCATCTCGCGCTTTAGCACGTCGATTAGCGCTTGCTGCTCTTCCAGACGCTGCTTCAAGTTTGGCCTCATCTGAGTTTTCTGCTCCGTCAGCATTATGCTGTTGTTGCGCTCCAGCCTTTTTATAATAATCTGAGTTTGGTCCGTACTCACGCTTTTTCCTTTCTAGCTTTATGTTTGCCGCAGAGCATATGCGATGTATTGTTGACGGTGATACGCGCAATAATTCAGCGGCTTCAATTTGTGACATGCCTTGCTCGGCGCAATCAAGAACGTGGCGGGTGAGGGCTTCTGGGTCATATTTCATTCGTCTTGCTCCAAAGGGTCAATTTGGCCTATGCCGCCGCAAACTTCACACTCCTCCATGTGGCTGCCAAAGTCGCCATGCCAAGTGGAACTTTGGCGAACCCACACATCATGCTCGACCTCGCCTTCTCCATCACACTCGGGGCAGTTAATCCAATCTTCCATGTCTTTCCTCCTTATACGTTTTTGCATTTGCCTTCGTTATCAGTGAACCACACATGGCCGTCGTTTAGTACCATGTGTCCAGCTCCAACAAGCGCATCAACAGCTTGCTTGTATGTGGAGCGTGGATTGGCAGCTGAGGATACCTTGCCTATGAAATGATCTTTCAAAGTTTCCTCAGAGATAACCCAATACGTTCTCGGCTCTGGCCACCCAACCCCTCCGGGGTTTGGTTGCCCGACGCCCTCACCGCGCAGCTGCGTAAACACCTTGCGAATTAGAACTTGGTTCTTGCCTTTAATGCGCGGCTTGTTAGCCTCTTCTATCTCGCTTTCCGTAGCCTGCAAGACTGTGCATGTGGTCACGCTATCTCCGTCTTCATCAAGCCCAAGGTCAACCACGTTCAGCTTGAATTGGAACGTCGCTCCTGTTTCCATGTCACGTTGCTTTGTGGCTCTAGCAACGCGCAGGCCCGTGTTCTCATCATGGTCAAGCTCAATCTCTGTGTCGGTTGCAGCACGCAGGCTTGAGTGACCACGCGCACCTGCGGCTTTATCCTTGCCAGAGTGGTGAACCACGTCCAAGTGAGCGCTTGTTATCTCGCGCAGCTTATCGCAGTTGCCGATGAACTTTGTCATGTCCTCTGGCGAGTTTTCGTTGCCGCCAGCCATTGATCGGCTCAACGTGTCCACGAATATGCACTTAACCTGACCATGCTTCTTTGACACCTCACGACACAGCTTCTCAAGCACAGCCATATCAACTTCGCCATCAAGCAAGTTGACCGGAGCTGGACGCACAGCCAGCTTCACGTTCTTATGCTCGGGGTATTTCTTTTTCAGCGCAACCACGCGGTTGTGAAATGCCATGCCACCCTCTGTTGCAAGGTACAGCACGGAGCCACCAATAACCTTGTGGCCGTTCCATGTCTCGCCGCAAGCAATGTGCCACGCAAGATCAAGAGCAAAGAATGACTTGCCCACGTTTGACGGGCCGTAGATCACAGACATCTGGCCATCGCCAAGCCAGCCCTTCACAAGATAGTTTCGGCTGAGTTGCGGTATAGCGTCTTCCGGCATGAAGATTTGATCCATGACGCTCTGCACGGTCAATGCTTTCTTAGCCGCTGCTGGGCCTTGGTTCACCCACACGTCGGAGTAATCCCATCCATCAATCTCTGGCAAGATGTACTCGACGCCAAGCTCAGAAAATGCACGCTCGCATTCCTTGCGCCCAGCATCGTCATTATCGCCTGCAATAACAAGCTCTGCCTCTGGCTTGGCTTGTTGCAGGTTGTCAATCACGGCTAAAATGTTGCCTGCATTTAAAGCGAACACGCATGGCTTGCCTGTAGCCTCATGCACAGTCGCGGCTGTTGCCCAGCCCTCTGCAACATATGCAAACTCTCGAATGGGTCCACCTATGACGCTAAAGTTGCCAATCACAGGCAGCTGGTAGGAAAACCTTTTCTTGCCGTCGGCGTCAATAAACTGAGCGCCAACGCGCCTGCCCTTCACGTCAATGATTGGGATAGTCAGCGTATCGCCATCAACCTTGGCGTTGTGCAGTTTAATCTTTTTCTTTTCGAGGTACGGGTGGTCGCTCATAGCGTCACGCTCTGGCCAATCAATATCAACTCTTGCCACCTCCATCTTTGGCGTATGTCCGGGCTGTGGCCACAATGACATGTCGCGCAGTCTATCCTTGATTGACTTGTAGTCATTGCACTTGCGGCAGTTGACCATAACCTCGCCGCGAAACTCTTTAATCCAAAACCTGTCTGTGCCAGCACATGACGGGCATGGGCCGTGATACTCGCCCTGGGCAGTCTTTTTAAGCTCAAGATTGCGTATGATGCTGTGACCAAACTCGCTCCATTGAGCGGCTGGAAACTTGCTTTCACGGCTAAGATCGGCTACCATTTTGTCATACTCCAAGCAGGGGGGTGTTCGCGTATCTATTGTATAGCCCGACACTTTTGTGCCGGGCTATACTTTTATTTAAAATGGTATTTCGTCATCCATGACAGCATTTGCTGCTGGCGATGGCGGGGCGACTGGCATTGCAAATGGATCATCCACAGCTGCCGCTGGTGTCGCCGTGATGCTGGACGTAAACCCGCCAGACACAGTATCAAACGGATCATCAGAGCCTTGCATCTCAGCAAGGTCCAAGACCTGCACGGCTCGCAAGCGCAGTGACACGCCGTTTAAGCTACCTGTATTGTACGGCACAACAACGACTGCGACGTTGACCTTGCTTCCGCTGGTCAGCATGAAATCGTCCGGCAGCTTGTTGCGTTGAGCATCAACTTGCTTTGGTGGCTGCGTCTTGTCACCACCGTAAGCACCTTTCAGCTTACACTTGCCGATAACTTCACCGTCATCGTTGCGCTTGTACGGAAGCATAGATGGCTTCTCTGGCCATTTGCGTTTTGTATCCAGCGCCGCAGCGTTAGAATATGCCTCCATGCAGATGCGATGCAGCTCTTTTGCCTTCTCGTCGGACATTACAAAGCTCATCTCATATGCTGCACCGTCATCAAACGCATCGCATTTCACCGACTTGTTCTCATATGTATCGAACTTGTAGGTGGAATTTAGACGCGGGTAACGCGCGGTGACTTCTGTAATCATGTGTTGCATTTTGCAACTCCTCTCAATGTTGTGCAGCACCCCTGCACTGGGATAAGTTAAAACGCCTCTTCACTGTCCATCCATGCGGGCAAGTGAATAGTGTTTAAGTCTGGCCACTTTGTGCCGTATTCCTCTGTTTCTACCGCCTGCTTTATGTCAACCAGCGCTGAAATCATGCGGTTGTGAGCGTGGCGCAGGTACATCTCAGACAGCTCGTGGCACGCAGTTACATGCGGCGCGTCTTTCTCTATGCAGATAAAGATAAAATTCTCAACGCGAATGCCGTTCAGCTTCAAAACGTGCATATAAAACGCAGCCTGCAAGTCGTACCCAAACTGACGCACAGAGCGCTCAAAGCCTCTGGGTGACGCATCCTGGGTGGTTTTAACGTCTAGCACTATGCCCGCCTTGCGCAAAAGACCATCTGGGCGCGTCTTTAGGTCAATGTCAATGTCTGGGTCAGTGGCAAAGAAAGAAGCCTCTGCGAGCATGTCAGGGTTTGTCAGCAAATGATTTGCCATGCGGTTTTGCATACAGGCGTCGGCCATGTCATTCGCCAGAGAGAAATCAGCCTCGGTCAGCAATACCTTGCCAGCTGCATCGCACTCCTCTTTCAAATCAGACCACGCCTTGCCGCGCCGTGTCTCAGGCCCGCGCACAATCAAGTCTTTCTCCGGCTCAAGCAACATGGCATGTACTGCGCTGCCCAAGGCAAAGGCCGGGCTATCCTTGCGCTCTGCGCCAAACAGATGCGCAATGCTTTTGTTTGCTGCGGTTTTGATTGACGTTGAGCCAAACGCGTGGTGCGCGTGATACTCTTCATTTGTCATGTCTTCTGATTTAATGATTGTCATGTTTTCCTCCATTTACTCATTGTTCGCATATATATTATATATACTCAAGCACAAAGTGCAACTGAGATTAAAAAAAGTTTTCAGTTGCGCTTTTGTTAAGGGGGTAATGACTTCCCGAAGTTGTTACCCCCTTAACGGACAGACTGGACATGTCCGGGCTTTGTCCGTGTCTGTCCATCACACCACCTCAATAAAGCAATTATCGTCAATGGCCCAAAGCGTTAAAGTTACTTTCTCAACATTATGCGTAACGTCAGCACGAACTATCTTGTTTGATTCAAATAAACGCACGCAGCAATCAAAAATAGTTTTGCCGTCAAGTTCGAAATAGTCAGATATTTCTGAGGTCGTGTGATAGCCTCTTGAGTTGAGAAATGACAAAACTACTTCCTCCAACCCTTCATCATCTAGCCTAGATAAGTATTTGTTTTGCTTTGATACGCTTTCAA